ATTCACTCTGACCGCCCATTTTTGTCTGTCATTGTTCCAAGATACACCTTTAATGCCTGATACATTATTTGACCGCAATACTTGATTGTGTGCGTTTTGGTTGTCATCTGCGGCACGAAGGTTCTCAATACGATTGTCTGTGCGGTTGCCGTTGATATGGTCAATGTTTTTTGGCAAATAGCCGTATTGCATCAAGAATACCAAACGGTGAATACGCCAGTTGCGACCATCAACATAAACAGTTTCGTAGCCGTTAATAGCTGGCGAACCTACTCTAGCACCAATCTTTACATGAGGTGCTTTGCGGACTTTCCAATACAAGCTACCATCCTTGTACTCAAACAAGGAATGTGCGTATTCTTGGGTCATTTTAGATAGCATCTAATTCAGCCTGTGTAGGTTCTTTTAAAGTTGGGTGCGACCAGTTTTTAATGTAATCGCCTTTGCCGTCTGAATCGTTACGCAATTCAATAACAGTTAAAAAGTCTTTATCTTCAAGACTTGGGTAAAGTGCTTTAATTTTTTCATAAAGTGTCATATTAAGCCGCCCTTACTAATGCACCTGAAAATGCAGTTGAAGAATAAGTTGTTGCATATAACATACCGCCACCACCTTGAACATAACCGTATAATTCAACATAATCTGTTGAACCATTTAAATAAACAATAGCAGAAACACAAGGAATTGCGGCAGTTGCACCTGATGTTACATAAACAGAAGCTACTCTATAATTTGAACCATTTTTATAAATTGCCGCAAAATTTCCAACACCAAATGATGAGCTAGAATCATAAGAAATTGATGCGGTAATTGCATAATAGCCAGCTACTTGTGGTGTAAAACGATAGTTGGTTGTTGAATCAAAAGCATTAGCAGTATCAAAATCTTCTGTATTTACCTGTGCTTTTGTCCAAGTGCTTGAAGAAATAGATTGTGCAGAACCGCTACGATAAGCACTAAACGCTGGCATATTACCGCTAACCATTACTGTGCCAGAAGCGTCAGGCAATGTAGCAGTTTGATTTGAATTGGTTACAGGTGCGGCTAAGGTCATTGACCCTGTGCCACTAGCTGAACCTGAAGGTATTAATGAACTCATAATATGTCCTTAAAGTATTACCCAGCGGCTACCGCTAGGAATGGAAACTTGTACAGTAGAAAGAATTGTTATTGCACCAACGCTTTGACCATTTTTACCTGTAGACATAGTATAGTTGTTTGCAATAGTTTGTCCATTCTCATATACCACACCATCAGCAGAAGCGGAAGCTACTGAACCCCAAGTTACATTTAACCCATCATAAACAATTCCTGTACCTGAAACAGTAGGTGGAGTTAAAAAAGTAGTTGCCCCCGCTGAAGTTTGAATAGGAACTGAGTTAGTTAAACCACCTTGTAAATTGGTAGCAGTTGCGGCATTTCCAGTAGTATCTTGATTCCAAATAGGGGCTGTTCCAGCCAAATTAGCAAAGGTATATCCAGTACAACTTGTTAAATTCCCTGCTGTTGGAGAACCCAAATCAGGTGTAATTAAAGTTGGAGTGCCTAAAGTTAGGTCATCAATCTCAGTAAAAGTTCCGCCTAAAACAACAGGACTAGAGCCTAAAACAATAGGGGTTGCAAAGTTTACATCCAATTCTGATAAAGGAAGTGGAGAACTAGCACTAGCAAAAGTATACGGAACAGCCATAGAAGTTTCCTTTAATTAGAAGTGTACCAACTTATAGGGTAATTTAGATTATTTTTCCATGCAATTGGTATGCTTGAATCATTCAACCAAGCTATTGTTCCCGGCAATATATTGACTACATAAGTATATTGAAAAGGTACATGAAGAACACTAGAAGCTAAAGCAGAAACAAAAATAGGACTAATAGCATAGTTTGGTATTTCAATGGTAATAACATTATCTGCCCCATAAGTAACACTAATTTCATAAGTGTTATCAATTGGAAAATCAACTCCATCAATACCAAAAAGGAATCGTTTAATTCTGCGTTTTAGCCATTGGGTTTCATACTGAAAGCCATCACCTTTGTAAAAGTTCCAAGTCAAAATACGCTTGAAAACATCATCATTTACTACATAGTAGCCAGTAGGAGCAATCTCTGTATCTTGAGAATAAGCCCTAGTATCGTATTCATAGGTGTTATATGCACCAATTGGAGAAAACTGTACAGGAGTTCCTAGGCTTGGTCTTTGCTCACCATATATGGCATAAGCTGTCCAATCCAATAAAGGAGCAGATTGCTTTGTATAAATGGGCAAATTAAGATTATTGGTGTTATCTAAATAGGTCTGAGAGGTATTATTGTAAGCAGTAAAAAAAGCTTGTAAATCCTCGTTATACGGGTCTTTCGTATATTGTTGATAAAGGTAAGCTGGGAGTACTTGGGTAAGCATATTAGCCCTGTACAACAGTAACTAGACTTGAATTAGTGGAAAAATAGCTCTCAGGGTCACCATAAATCAATAAAGTACCTGCTGTTGGCTCAGTATAAACACCATTAATTGTTACTACATAGTCAATTTTAGATACTTGGCTAGGTGGAATAATAGGAGCTACAGCATTTTGAAAAGCATCTTGCAATTCATAAGTATTGATTGGAAATCCAACAGGAATACTATTAATGTAATCAACAATGTAAGGAACTGTTAACTGCGCTACAGCAGTTGGGGACACCAAATTAGTAGAAATAGTGTTCCAAGTAATGACTATTTCAACAGTTTGAGAAGGCGGATTTACAAAAGTAATGTTATAAACATCTGGATAATCATCAACAGATACAGTTATATTGCGTAAATTAGGGGTTACAACACCCCCACTTATATAAGAATGACCTGTTGTATCTACACCAATGCTGAAAGATTTTTCATCAATAACAGTAATTGTGTAGTCATTATTAAACCAAGATGGGTCTACATCAGCTATGGTTACCACTTGACCAGTTGCATATCCATGATTTAAGTCTGTAGTCACAACACCGGGATTGGCTGTTGTAATGGCATTTACAGTTAAAGTAGAGCCTACTAAGTTTGAAATATCAGGAACGCTATTAAATATAGCATGACCTACTTCATAAGGATCGCCACCACCTACAATAATTTCCCATTGGTTTGTAGCCACCAAACGGATAGAAATTAATCTAGCTTGTACGCCTATGACTTTTTGTAATTGAGCTTTAATAAAAGTAGGGACACCTTGAGCAGTAACCATACCAGCTTGCATTACTTGAGCTTGATAAGAAGAAATAGGTTGGGCTGTAAGACCGGGCAATCCATCGTCTGGATTAGTAACAGTTAGGGTATACCCTGATGGTACAGAAGTAACAATTTGAGTAACAGTTCCGGCTGGAATAGCCCAAGAACCTTGAACTGTTGCTAAACAATACAGAGGAGAAGTTTGTCCAGATGTGGCAATAATCCCCCCATCTTGAACTGTGTATTGATATGTTCCATCAGATACAGTAAATCCAACAGGAATAACAAAACCAGCAAGCCCGGTAAAAACAACATAAACGGAAGTATTAGAACCTTGACCTTGTTCGACACCATAGACTTGCCCCAATTGATAAAGAATTGAAGGGTTGGCAGTTGCAGGGCTAATAGAGTTAACCAAGTCTACAAAAGCTTGATCTTGAACTACTACCGCACCAGCCGCAGTTGAAGCTAAATCTTCCACCAAAGAGCCGGGTAAATTAGCTGTTAATCCCGGTGCTAAAGCTGTTGCCGTTGTAATTTCAGCATTTAACAAATCTGTTGGTGAAGCTGGTATTGCTCCAGCAGTAGTTATTTGAGCCATTAAGTAGCCACCTGAGAAGAAATAATTGTTCCATTTTGGAATACAGCACTAATATTATAAGTTGGGTTTGCCGCATTTTGTTGTTTTACTACAGTCAAATTAGCAAAAAATGGAGCATATTGTGTTTGCGTTCTATTAACTGCTAAATCAGGTGGTATTTGAGTATGAACTGAATTTTGTGCTGGGATGCCATAGTTAGCATAAAAGGGGCTTTCACCTTGATTTAAACGCAAAGTTTGAGCCAAAGTAGCCAAATAAATGTAACTTGTTTCTAAAATTTCTACCCATTGACCTGAAGAATTTACGCCATAAGTTCTCATGTTGGTGTTCCTGTAGTTCCGCTACCAGTTTGTACGCCACCATGAGTATGCGTACTTCCGACAGCTTTTCCATTATTTGTAAGTGTACCTGTACTGGTGTAATTACCAGTTTGTTGAATATCACCAGTAATTTGCATAGTAGCTCCAGTTCCGCCAGTAATATAAAAACCATTATCACCAGTAATTGAACCATGAACTAATAAGTTTCCTGTAATGGTAACTCCAGCATCATTAATTACCATTTGAGTAGCACCACGAACTACTGTAACTCCAGAAGGCACTAAAGTGATTGTGCAAGCATTATTGGTATCTCTAATTACTGCTCCATTGGGGGCATTAATATTAACTGCATTAGGGTCTACTGCTGACCAATCAGTAGCTCCCAAAGGTACATAAACAAGCGCACCAAGGTTAAATGGAAGTCCTAAAGGGGATAATGCACCTTTTACTCCAAGACCTGTTACACCACCTAATCTTGCATCAGCAGATATGCACATACCCAAATCGCCAATTTGTACTGGTAATCGCACATAAATGCTTTGAGCTATTGGACAAGTAACAGGGGGGAAAGTATATTGTCCACCTGTATCAATTTCAAAGTTAACTGTAACAATTGCTCCATCAACCGCTATCACCCTACAAGGTAATTGCCAGCCAAAATTTTGCCTATTTTGTTCTAGTTTAGTTTGAACATAATTGCTTATTGATACCGCAAAGGGCGTTTTTTGTTCAGCGGTCATGTTTGATTTATTGGTGAATTAGGAATAATTGCTTCAATAATAGTTACCCAAGCATTACCATCAGCTTGTCTACTGCTTCCAACATGGTGTAATTTTGTAATAAAAAATACCCCATTAAATGAAATTCTATTTCTATATTGAGAACTATTGTTAACAATATTTAAAACAGGTATTCCTGATTGGAAAGAAATGTAATCACCAATATTTAAGTCACCACGCATTACTACTTTAGCTTGAATAGTATTGATTCCAAGCCAAGTTAAGTTTCCAATAACATCAGTAAAGTCAATTTGCCTTGTAGCAATTGTGGTAATAGCAGAATCAGTTAGAAAAAACCCTTCAG